GGGGGATATCATATGGAAAAAGAAAAAAAGCCTATATATAAAAAGTTATGCTTTTGGATATTTTTAATATTTATGATTTTTATATTTATACCTGGATTTATTGAAGGTGTTAAAGATGGAATTTCTAATTCTACAAATATTATAGAAACACAAACTGTTTTGAAAAATGAACAAACAGATAATACAAGCATTAATACTTATTCTACAAAATTAGAATGGACAAATAATGGTACAGAAGACTATATTCAATCTATAAAAATTGCAGTTGAAAAGGAAAATTATGAAGGAGATAATCTTGAATCTGGAAATTATTTAATTGAACAAACCAATACAACTTTTGATGAAAGAACAGAAAGAATATATAATATATTTGTTTCCAATATAGAATATAATGATATAAATGATGTTCCAATGACAGATTATATAGGATTAATAGGCGGAATGGGAAATGATAATTCTATTGAAATAAATGTAGAAAAAGGTCAATTTATATATTTACAAACAAATTCTAATGGAACAAATGGACATTTAAAAATAACTAAAAAATAAAAAAGATTAGCACTCAGACGAGTGCTTTTTTGTTACCAAAATGTAATATAAAACCTCTTGACTTTTTATATTTTTAATGTATAATAAGAATATCAAAAGAGATATCAAATTTGAAATATAAAAAGAAAGGAGAAATGATGTTAGGAAAAAAAGAAACAATTCAAAAAACATTTAGGTTAGATTCTAAAATAAATGATAATTTAGAAGTATTAAGTGCAGTTTTAGAAAGAACACAGAATGATTTAGTAAATGTTGCAATTCAAAATTTACTTGAAGAAAACAATGATTGGTTAGCAAAATGGATTTTTGTAGATTATACAGATGATTTTTGGTTAACCCAAGAAGATATAAAAATTAAAATTGATTGTGTTTCAGTTGAACTTTACTATATAAATGAATATAAAGATATAAAAATGAAAGTTGAAGTAGAAGATGAAGGAAGAATTGCAATACAATATGAAAAAACATATGATTCAGATAAATCAGATATAAATAAAGAACTTGTAAAATTATATTCTTATTTAAATCCTAATTGTAAAGAAATAAAAGAATATTTAAAAAATGTTAATAATTACAAATAAAAGAGAGAAGCCTATAATGATATCTTGGCGGATACATAGACTTCTCAAGTGATAGAAATAACTCTACCTATGATAAGTATAACATAGGTAAGAGCTTATTTCAAGTATAAAAATTTGAAAGGAGCTCTTTTTATATGCCAAAAATAGAAAAAGAAGTATTAAAAACAGCTAATTATATATTTAGCAAAGAAGAAAACAATCAAGTTTTTACAAAATTAGAATATGAAATAGTTGAGTTTTTAACAACTATTAATAATTTAAAACCTAAAGTAATAGAATATTTTAAATTTATTTACGAAAACAGAAACGATATAGAAAACTTTACAAAATTTATAAAAATAATTGAGAAAAGAGGAAATTAATATGAATAATCTAAAATTAGTAAAATCAAGCAAATTTAATGAAGTAGAATGTGATATATATTCTAATGATAAAGAAATGTTTATGACAACAGAACAATTAGGAAATTGTTTAGGATATGAATATGCTAAACAAGCTATAAGTAAAATAATAGATAGAAACAAATACTTGAAAAATAAGGAATTTTCAAGGGTAGTCAAAATGGGTACCCTTGAAGGTGATAGATTAGTAAATAGAGAAGTAAGAATATTTACAGAAGATGGAATATATGAAGTAACGATGTTAGCCAAGACAGAAAAAGCAAAAGAATTTAGAGCATTTGTTAGAAAACTATTAAAATCATTAAGAAGTGGAGAAAATAAATTAATAAAAACAACAGAATATCAAAAATTAACTGCACAAGCTAAACTAAATAATTCAAGAGCAAGAATGGCAAGTATTTTAATGAAATTAGCTGATAAAACAGATATAAAAGAATATAAACAAGTATGTTGTTCTTATGCTAGTGCTGTAATTACAGGTAAAGCATTATTACCATTACCAGAAGTAAATCAAAAAACTTATTCAGCAACAGATATAGGAAAAAAGTTAGGAATAAGTGCAAATATGGTTGGAAAAATAGCAAATGCTAATAATTTAAAAACAGAAAAATATGGAAAATTATTTTATGATAAATCAAAATATAGCAATAAAGAGGTTGAAACATTTAGATATTATGATAATATTATACCAAAGTTAAAAGAGCTAATATAATATTAAATAAATAAAATAGAGGTATATAATTATGGATCATAAATTTGATAAAAAAGAAATAAATAATAAAATAGAATATTTTGTTGATGGTCAAATGATAGATAGATTTCATTTATTAGCAGCAGCTTTACATACTAAAAATGAAAAAGATGCTTGGGAAATAATGCATATTGCTTCGCGGTTTATATCATGCACAAGATGATAAAGCATTTAATACATTATATGGTGCAGTTGCTATGGAAATTACAAGGGATTATAACGTTGACGAGTATACAATTCAGGAAGCGTTTAAAGAAAATATAGATAAAATATTTAATAAAAAAGCAAAATTAATTAAAAGAAAAAATAATTTAAGACATATTCCTGATGCTTGGATACAGTTAGAAAATGAGGACATACCAGTAGAAGTTAAGTTAAGCGATTTTGATAATAAAGCATTAAAGCAATTAAAAAGATATATGACATTTTATAAATGTAAAAAAGGAATTGCTGTTGGAAAAAAATATACTGCTAATAAAGAAGAAAATATAACATTTATTCCAATAGATAGTTTTTTCGAATATTAAAATTTAAAACATATAATTAAATATCAAAGACAGTCGAAAGGCTGTCTTTTTTTATACAAATTTTTATAGAAAGGGGAAAAATAAATGGCTGATGGTTCAGTAGTAATTGATACCGAAATAAATAATGATGGTATGAAAAAAGGAATTAAAAATATTGAATCTGGATTTGATAAATTAAAGTCAACTATAACAAAGACAATTGCTGCACTTGGATTAGGAAAGTTAGCAAAGGACTTTATATCTACTGGTATTCAATATAATGCAGAAGTTGAAAAATATCAAACAGCACTTACTACATTAACAGGAAGTGCAGAAGAAGCTAATAAAATTGTTAAACAAATAAAACAAGATGCAGCAGCAACACCATTTGATGTTGCAGGACTTACTCAGGCTAATCAACTTTTAATTTCAACAGGATTAGATGCAGAGGAATCTAGAGAAACTATTTTAGCTTTAGGAAATGCAATATCTGCTACTGGTGGTGGAAATGAAGAATTATCAAGAATGGCTATTAATTTGCAACAAATAAAAAATACTGGTAAGGCAGCTGCTATTGATATTAAGCAATTTGCTTTTGCTGGGATTGATATATATGGACTTTTAGCAGATTATTTAAAAATAACCAAACAAGAAGCGTCTGAAATGGAAGTTACTTGGGAAGATTTGAATGGTGCATTACTAAATGCTTCAAAAGAAGGTGGAAAATATTTTGGTGCTATGACTAATCAAAGTAAAACTTTAAATGGTCAATGGTCTACATTAAAAGATAATTTTAAAGAATTTACTGGTGCAGTATTAACACCATTAACAAACTTACTAAAAGATACTTTACTTCCATCATTAAATAATTTTATTGGAATATTGAGCAGTGGTGTTAATACTGATAAATGGAATGAACTATCCAATAATTTGGAAATTATAAAAGGAATTATTATTTCTATATTAGGAGCAACTGCTGGATTTAAAATAGGACAACAATTACAACTTTTAATAAATGGATTTCAAAATGCACAAATAGCTTTATCATTGTATAAACTACAAGCAGAAGGAGCTAGTATAGCTCAAGGTTTTTTAAATGGTAGTCTTACATTTGGAGAGACTGTAGTAGCTTTATTAACTGGAAAAATTACATTAGCTGAAATAGCAACTGGACTTTGGGCAAAGACACAAGCATTTTTAAATACTGTCCTATTAGCAAATCCAATAGCAATTGTTGTTGCATTAATAGCAGGATTGATTGCAATAGTAATTTATTTGTGGAATACGAATGAAGATTTCAGAAATGCTTTAATAAAAATATTTGAAACTATAAAAAATAAAGCAATAGACGTATTTGAATGGTTTAAAAATCTGCCATATAATATAGGTAAGATTATTGGCGAAATGATAGGTTTTTTGATTACATTACCAATAAAAATTGCTGAAATACTTATAGAAGCATATAAAAAATTCACTAAATGGTTTTCTGATATGAAAACTATTATACCTCAAAAATTACCAGAAATAATAAATGCAATAAAAGAAAAATTCAAACAATTACCAAAAGATATGTTAAATATAGGTAAAAACATTGTAGAAGGATTATGGAATGGTATAAAAAATGCAGGAAACTGGATAAAAGAACAAGTTGCAAATTTTGCTAAAGGTATTCTTGATGGTATGAAACAAGCATTGGGAATACATAGTCCATCAAGGGTCTTTCGAGATGAAGTTGGAAAAAATATTGCATTAGGTGTTGGAGAAGGATTTACAAGAAATATTGGAGCAATATATAAACAGATGAAAGCTACAGTTGATTTTGAAACACAAAGATTAAGTTCAAATATAACAGCAAATCAACAAATCAATATAGAAAGAAATTCCAATGTACAAGCTACTTTAGACAGTATAGATAATAACAGAGAAATAGTTGTAAATTCAACACTTGAAGTAGATGGAAGAAAAATGGCTAATACTGTAAATAAAGTTAATGCAAGAGAAAAATTAAGATATGGAATAGCATAGGAGGGATAAATGATTTTATTAAAACATAATAATTTTGAATTTAAAAATATTTTAAGTGGTGGTTATAATATTCTTCCTAATGAACCAGATGTAATTGTAAAAAAAACAATGGCAGATGGAACAGAAAAAAGAAATTATAGAAAGATGAAAAAGACAACTATACAAGTAAAATTTGGTAGATTAAATAGAGAAATGTATAACGAATACATTTCTCATTTTTTATCTCCAGAAGACAATTACACTTATTATGATACATCTGATGGAAAATATTATACTAAAAAATTCTTTGTTGAAAGAGAAAAGGATAGCTTAAATTATATAGATGATAACGAAGAAGAACACGAAGAATTTGAAATAACCCTAACACAATGTGGGGAGGACTAATATGATAGATAATATAAAAAATAGTACAAAAGAAGCATATGAAAAAAGTACTACTCAAATAGATAAAATTATTGTTGATGATAAAGAATATTTTATAAAAGTAGAATTTTTAGATGACTGTTATGATGAAGGAAATATTTTTGGAACAGCAATTTGTAAAGAAATAGATTTTGAAATTGAAAATTCTATAGAATTAGAAAAAAAAGAAGTTGAATACTTTACAGGAATATATGTAAATAACGAACTGGAATGGACAAAGATAGGAAACTTTATTGTAGTAGAAATTGAACCGAATGATACAACTGATACTAATAAAGTTATTGCTTTTGATTATATGCTTAAAGCAAGCACACCATATGCTACAAAGTTAAATTATACAGGCGAAAAAATAACAATGAATCAAGTAATTGAAGAGGTATGTAAAAATTGTGAACTTGAATTAGCAGATGTAGAATTGCCAAATGGTAATTTTATAGTAGACAGTAATCAATTTGAAGAAAATGCTTTAAATATACAAGTTATACAAGCAGTAGCTCAAATGAATGGTTGTTTTGCAAAAATAAAATCTGATAATAAATTATATTTCATAAACCCGAATAAGAATGTTCAAGTTTGTAAAGTATTTGACTTAAATTCTTATGAAGAAATAGAAATAAAACGTAGAACTCACCCCTTAAACCATGTAAGTTTAGGAATGACAGACATAGAAGGCGAAAGCATAGATTTAAGAGATGATGATAGTATAGCAAAAAATGGAGAGAATAGTTTAGTTATAAATGACAATCCATTTGCATATTCACAAGAAAAAAGAGAACAATTAATTCCTGCTATTTTTGAAGCTGTAAAAGGATTTGAATATACTTCATATTTGCTGAAAAATACACAAGGAATACCATATTTAGAAACAGGAGATAAAATACAATTTAAAGATTTTGAGGGCAATATTTATAATAGTTTTGTTTTTAGATTTAATTTTAAAAGTCCTAATGGATTAGAAAGTGAAATTGAAGCACCTTCAATAATTAATGCTACTGTAAAATATCAAAATGTACCAGATGAATTAAATAGATTAAGAATTACTGAATATAAAGTTGATAAAGCTGAAGGAAAAATAACAGCAATAGTTGGAGAAATTTCGGAACAAGAAAACAAAATAGCTCAAATGGAACTAGAAATAGACAGAATAGATTTAAAAGTACAAGATGTAATAGATGCTACAAGAACTGTTACAGGTTTTTCTAAAATCAAATTAGAAGATTGCATGGAGGGAGATTTACTAGAACTTCATATTTATGGAAATAATTCTGTATTTGGTAGATTATATCCATCTAATACGCTTTATCCATCTAATACACTTTATCCTCATGGAGATAGCTTAATTAAAGTTTATGATGAACAAAAACAATATGAAAGAACAATAGATTTAAAAATAAATACTGTTTTAAGACAATATGAAGGAGTCTTTGATGAATATGTTTTAGAAGATAATAAAGCTAAAATAATACGAAGAATAGGTGTAGATAGTTTAGGAAATCTTTTTATTCGTGAAAATGAAATAATTGAAAATCTAGGAGATTTAAGAATTGAACTAAAAAAAGGTACAAATTATATAGAAATTCTTAATTATACAGCTAATTTTGAAGCAAAATATGTTGCATTAAACGAATTTACAGAGATTTTCGCAACAACAATTGAATTAAATTCAGCAATAACACAATTAGCAAATAGTATAAATTTACAAGTAACAGAAGCTTTAAAGAATAAAGTGGGAAATGATGAAGTTGTTGCAAAAATAAATTTAGCAGTTAAAAATCATCAAGGAATTATAACAATTGAGGGAAATCAAATTAGCATAAAAAGTGATGATTTTGAACTTTCAAATAATGGAGAGATAACTGCCACAGCTGGAAAAATAGCAGGTTGGATAATAAGTAATATTGGATTATATAAAAATAAGGCAGGAATGCTTTCTGGAAATGGAGAAAAAGATTTAGCTTTTTATGCTGGGGCAAATTCTCTAGAAGAATTATCAGATGCTAATTTTAGAGTTTTAAATGATGGGCAAGTAACATTAAAAGTTTTACATGTTGAGTCTGGATTAACAGGAATAAATATGTATGATGAAAATAAGAATATTGTGTCTAATTATAGTCAAAACGGTTTGAAATTTTATAAAAATGGAAATGAAATGTTAAATTTGTTCATATATGAAAATCAAGTCAAGTGGTATTATAAAAATATTTTTGTGATTCAAAATAGTGAAAATGAAGATATGTTTATGTCATTTACTTCATCAGGTCTATATGTCTACATGCCAGCATTTTTTAGAGAAACACTTCAAGTTGTTGGAACGCTTACTGCTAGCGGAAATTTTTTAGTTAATGGTCAAACTAATCTTGTTAGAGGTGGAGATATAAATAATGAATGGGCAATAACAAGTATAAATAGAATTTATAATAGCTCGAATATAACTACAGCAATTGGATTTAATTTCAGAAACGGACAGTCAGTATCATTATATCTATCTTCTTCGGATAAACGATTAAAAGATAATATAAAAAATACAACAATAAATTCTGCTTTAGATTTAATTAATCAAATTAAGCATGTTTCTTTTAATTGGAAAGGTGGAAATGAAACTAAAAAAATAGGATATATTGCCCAAGAATTAGAAGAAATAGAACCACAATTTGTAAATAAGGTTAAACAAGGCAAAAATGCAGAATATGATTATTTATATCAAGTAGACACAATGACAATTTTGGCAACTGCAACAAAAGCAATTCAAGAGTTATCAGAAGAGAATAGTCAATTAAAAAATAAAATAAATGATTTAGAAACAAGAATAAGCAGATTAGAAAAAATATTAAATAAGGAGGAAAAACAATGTCAGTAAATTTAGAAAAAATAGAATTTAAAAACAATCAAGAACCAGCAATAAGTGCAACTAACTTAAATCAAATGCAAGAAAATACACAAAATGCTATAAATAAATTAGATAGTGAAAGAAATTATATAGAAATTTCTATGACAGAAAACCAAAATATAACTGCAGGAAATAACACTATAATCAATTTCAATAAAAAGGAAAGAGGGGAAGGAATAGAACTAAATAATAATACCTTAACTGTATCAGAGGCAGGAATTTACTTAATAGAACTAGACTTGCATTATACAAATTTAACGCAAAATTCAAGAGCATTTGGAGATATTGTTATAAGTAATAATGGGGATTATGGAGATAAAGTATTAAGGACTAACGATACTCAACAATATTCAGGAGATGCATTCTTTAATGGGCTTGGATTAGTTCAGTTACAAGCTGGAGCTCAAATAACTTTTAAAACATACACAACATATACTAATGACTTAATGGGGACAGCAAGTCCAAAAACAAGAGCTTTTGTAAAAAGAATTTAAAAAATAGGGGGAAAATAAAATGAATGAAACAGTATTTGTAGCAATACTTAGTTTTTTTGGAACTGTAATAGGTTCTTTATTTGGAGTACTAACTGCCAATAAATTAATTAATTATAAAATAGAGCAATTAGAAAAGAAGGTTGAAAAACACAATAAAGTAATAGAACGAGTATATAATTTGGAAGAACATAATGCTGTTCAAGATGAAAAAATACAAGTTGCAAATCATAGAATTGATGATTTAGAAAAGAAGGTGGGATAATATGAAAAAATTTATAGAAATAGTTTTAGTAAATATAGCAAATTTATTGAAAGTTAAAACGATATTATCATTAGCAGTAATTTTTACAGTATGTAGCTTAACTTTTAATGGAGTAGTTTCTGTGGAAGCTTTTATGGCAATAGCATCTGCAATAATTACTTATTATTTTACGAAAACAAATGAAAATAATGAAAATAAGGAGGAATAATGATATGACAAATTTGCCATTAACGGGAAATTTTCAAATTACAGCTACTTTTAAACAGATTAATAATAAATTGTGGAAAACATTGGGGTATCACACAGGTATTGACTTTATAGGAAGCGACAATATTTATGCTACTTGCGATGGAATTGTAGATACAATAGCTTTTTCTAAAGCATATGGTAATTATATAGTAATAAAAGAGCTTAATTCAGATAGATTTCACTATTTTTGCCATTTAGCATCTACTAAGGTTAAAAAAGGCGATAAAGTAAATAGAAGTACTATTTTAGGAATAATGGGAAGTACTGGAAACGTTACAGGAAAGCATCTTCATTATGAGATAAGAAAAGGAAAGACGTTGTCAGATAAAACTTTAATAAATCCAGCAGATTATTGTGGAATACCAAACAAAAAAGGTACATATAATTCAAACGATTATCAATTAAAAGTAGATGAAATCAAATATAAAGTACATATTCAAAATATAGGATGGCAAGAACAAAAAGAAAATGGACAGTTAGCTGGAACAGAAGGGGAAGCTTTAAGATTAGAAGCAATAATAATATATAGTACAGTTCCTTTACAATATAGGGTACATTTACAAGAAATTGGTTGGACAGACTGGTGTCCACAAGACTGTATGGCAGGAACTGTAGGAGAAGGAAAAAGACTAGAAGCAATAGAAATTATAGCACAAAAAGAAATACAAGCAACAGCTCATATACAAGATATAGGCTGGCAAGAAACAAAAATAGGTACACAAATTAAAATAGGAACAGAAGGACGAGCTTTAAGGCTAGAAGCTCTAAAATTAGAATTTGTTAAATAGGGTATAAGTCTGATTTTTTATGTGGAGGATATATGGAAAAATCAGATATAAGAAAAGTTTTAAGAAGTCCTAGCAAAGAGCTAGTAGAATTAGCACTAGGATATGTAAATTTAACTGAAAAAGAGAAACAGGTAATAAAATATGTAGAAATGGAGGGCAAAACAGAAGAAAGGACAGCAGAAATTTTAGATATTTCTACTAGAAATTTGCAGAATATAAAAGCAGAAGCTTTTAAAAAGCTAGACTTTGTATGGAGTTATAACTTATTTATATCAATGTTATTGAGGGCGTAAAGCCCTCTTTTTTTTATGCCCAAAAACTTGCATAAAAATTGCGTTTTTAGATCGTGTTGAAAATGCTTAAAAATATTTAAAATTAAATTAAAGAAAGCGATAGTGAAGTGAATTATAAGGAGTCCCCTAACAAGAAATAGTTTATTTCACTATCAATCTTTACTTAATTTAGGAGGTAAATATGAACAATTATTATACAGGAGTTAATCCAATGCCTAATTATACAAATCCATATTTTCCACAACAGGTACAGCAACCAAAGCCAATGGAACAATATCAAGGATTTGCACAAGTACCACCACAACAAGTTTATAACAAGCCTGTTGTGAGTTTGCAAGGAAAATTAGCGGAAAGTTTAGATGTAATAAAAGCTACAGAAGTTTCTTTTGATGGAACTATAAGTTATTTCCCATTAACGGATGGAAGTGCAATTATTACAAAGCAACTTCAACCAGATGGAACAACAAAAATGGTAACTTATAAACCAACTATAGAAAATGAAAAGGTTGAAATGCCACAGTATATTACTTCCGATGAATTGAAAGAAGCCTTAGAAAAAATTGAAATAAAAGATTATAGCAAAGAAATAGAAGAACTTAAAAAACAGATAGAAAAATTAAAAGATAAAAAGGAGAAATAGATTATGGACCCTATGCAGATGGTAAAAACATTTCTTGGAAAAGGTGGAACACCACAACAAATGATAGCGAATTTTTTAAATAGTGGAAATTCAAATCCTATGTTAGGAAACTTAATGAAAATGGCTCAAAGCAACAATCCTAAAGCGGTAGAAAATTTTGCAAGAAATATTTGTAAAGAAAGAGGAATTGACTTTGATAAGGAATACAGCAATTTTATGAACAAACTGAGGTAGTAATTTTTTACTATATAAAAATTTTTAAAAGAAGGAGGAAAAAATATGAATTACGGAGATGGAAATGGATTTGGAGATGGAAACGGTGCTTGGTGGATTATCATTTTCTTAATTTTCGCTCTTGGAGGTTTTGGAAATGGTGGATTTGGAAGACAAGGAGGTTCAGGAGCTATGGAAGGTTATGTATTAACAAGTGATTTTGCTAATTTAGAAAGAAAATTAGATGGAATCAATAATGGTATTTGTGACAGTACATTTGCATTAAACAACACTATAAATAGTGGATTTAATGGAGTAAATGTAGCAGTATTACAAAGTGCTAATGCAACAGAAAGAGGATTCTGTAACTTATCAGCTCAAATAGCTGAATGTTGCTGTGGAATTAAATCAGAAATAGCTGGAATTAACTATAATATGGCTATGAACACTAATACATTACAACAAACACTTTGCAGTACAACAAGAGATATCATAGAAAACCAAAACGCAAATTACAGAGCTATTCATGACGAATTAATAGCTAATAAAATTGAAGCTAAAAATGAGAGAATTGCTGAACAACAAGCTCAAATTACAGCTTTACAATTAAAAGCTAGTCAAGAAGCTCAAAATGCTTATTTATTATCAGAGTTAAAACCATGTCCAAGTGCTGCTTATATAGTACCAAATCCAAATTGTTGCTATAACTATACAGTAAGCCAAAACACATGCGGTTGCAACTGTGGTAATTACTAATTAAATATTTTTCCACGAAAGTGTGATTTTAAGGGATAGTATCACACTATCCCTATTTTATTATAATTATAAGAAGGAGGAAAAGACAATGTCAGATTGTATAAAAAATTGTAAATTATGTGACAAAATGATTTTATCACAAGCAATAACTTTTACAGGTGGAAACCTTGTTGTTGACTTACCTGCAAGAGCTTATGAAAATAGAACAAAATATTGTATAGTGTTCGCTCAAACAATTCCAACTACTGCAACAATTAATGCACCTGTGGTCTTTACAATTAATGGAGGAACAACACAATATCCATTTGTTAATAAAGATTGTACACCTATATATGCTTCACAAGTAAGAACAAGAAGAATATATCCTTCTAGAGTTAACACTGCTGTAAATACAGCAGGAGTATTTAAGTATGTAGGAGATTGTTGTTTACCATCAAATGCAACTACAGTAGCAACTAGTATACCAGCAGAAACAACACCAACTCCTACAACTAGATAGTGAGGTGTAATTTTATGGAAGAAAAAGAAATACAAGAAAAATTAAAAAAACAAATTGAAGAAAAAATCATTAATGTGATAGATGCAGGAATCCAAAATAATAATATTGATGTTCTTGGAAAACTTGTAGATATTCATAAAGATTTAGCCAACGAAAAATATTGGAAAAAGAAGGAGGAAAAATACGATGATGAGAAGATACGGAAACTATGGTAGAGGTTATGGCAGAGACGAATATGTAGACCAATATGAAATGGATAATTATGGAAGAAGAGGTGTACCAGGTTCTGGAAGAGGTCGTAGTTATGGAAGAAGAGGAGTACCAGGAACAGGACGTAGATATTCTGGAGAAGATACAATGAATGAAATGTACGAAGCATATCAAGACTATTCAGAAGGAAAAGAAGAAACAATGAATGGTAATTATGGAGCTCAAGAAGATACTTTAAAATCATTAGATTATATGCTAAAAAGTGTAGTCAAATTCATTGAAATGCTAAAAAATGATGCAAGTTCACAAGAAGAAATCGACTTAATTCAAAAATATTCTAAAAAAATAAGTGAAATGTAGTATGTGGAAATATTATAATGCTAATGTTTTAGGTAAATCAGAAAATGATTGTACCATAAGAGCAATTTCTTGTGCTACTAATAAAAGCTGGGATTATGTTTATGAGCATTTAAGTGATATTGCGCAATCGCAAGGAACGATGATGGACGATAGACACTTTATAATTAACTATTTGAATAAAAGATATAAAAGAATATTGTTTAGAGGGAAAGTTGGAGAGGTTTCTTTAAAATATCCAAATAATATACTTCTAATAACAATGAAAGGCCATATAACATGTTCTAAATACGGAAATATCTATGATAGTTTTGATTGTACAAATAGAACAGCGGAATATGTTTGGAAAGTAGAATAAGCCGTAGAAATACGGCTAAATGGGACATTAGCCAAGAGGGCAAGGCAGGAGTCTGCAAAACTCTAATCATTAGTTCGATTCTAATATGTCCCTCCAAATAAAAAGAGTAGAAATAAATCTACTCTTTTCTTATATCCATCTAATAACATTAATATATGTACCTAAAATACCAAAACCATCCATAGAATCCAAGACAAAATCTTCTCCAATTCCGCTCAATGTTTTTAATATAATTTTGTTTTGTTCACGAGAATATTCTCTAAAATAAGCTTTGCTTCCTTTAGTATATACAGCTTTTTCGCCTTCCTTGGGATATCGATTTGCTAATACAATAATATCTCCATAAAAAAATGATGGAATAAAGTTGTCAGTAGTAATTTTTATTGCAAGATAAGCTTCTTCAAAAACTGTTTCTACACGATCGCATTTACAAGATGAATAACTAAAGCCATCTTCAACATGTCCATCTGGAATAAGACATGTTACAGAATGCCTTTTATCCATTCTTGTTCTTAACATTCGAGTATAATTAGCTTCAAATTTAGTAATATTAAGTGAAACACCTCTACCATGCCTGCCACAGGCAAGATGTTCTTCAACTAATTCTATCAAGTTATCTTTATAATCAGAATCACAATCTTGATATAATTTAATCCACGACATTTCTTTTCTATCTCGCTTTATCATTCCTGTTAAGTAATCCATAGAAATATCTAAAGACTTACAAATAGCAGTCAAAGTATCTAAACGTGGATTTTTATTTTTTGCATAGTAGAGATTTCTTAATGTTTCAAATGGAATGCCACTTAAATCGGCTAATTGATTTAAAGAAATGCTTTTCACTTCTAGCAATTCTTTTAGCCTTTCTGACACAATATGATACATATAGAACCTCCTAATTTGTGTTTTATTCGCCACAAACTAATAAAATAATATGAAAAAAAATTGTTTTTGTCAATATATCATATAAAAATATCATCTTTTATAATAATATTCATAAGTTAATTTTTAAAAAAATTAGACTTATACCTAAAACAAATGTGGAGAACCTGCCATTCTCCACAAAACTATTTTATTACGAAGGGAAAAAAGATGGAAGAACAATCGAAAGCAAAATTAAAAAATAAATTTAATATAAAAGATAAAGTAATAGATTATATGATGGAAGCAGGAAAAGATAATGGATTTTCTAATAATGAAGTTGAAAAAATGATTGAAGAGTATTTATCTAGTGTTACCCTTTTGTTACCCACCCAATAACATTTAAAGATGCGGAGTGAGTTTTGCAAAAAACAGGAATAATAGTTACATCAACGAAAATCTGTTGTATGTAGTGACAAAGGAAAATGTAAAAAATGTATAAATTATAATCCCTATCATAATGGAGGTGTAGTTAAAACCAGGTAATACCAAGCCTTTTAAGGTTTGGTATTACTTTTTTGTTATTAATTTGTTATTAACCGTTGAAACCTTAATAGTATTTAAGTTATTTAATGAAGAATACATAACATGTTATAATGTGATATTCTTTATTTGTTACCCACCCACTAAATCGTACTAGTCTTTTAGATTCATTTGAAGTTAGAATATAGATATAAATCACAAGTAATAAGCTAAATCTATTAATTCTTATAGAATATATTTGATTTGATAGAAATTTACATATATAATATAACTAAAATAGTATAAATAAATATGAGGTGGGACTATATGAGTAAAATAAAGAATCTTTTTTTAAACATTTCAGAAGATATAAGAAAGACATATAGCAAGTTTCCAATAACAATAATAGCTATATATATATTAACAATATCAGTATTAATAGAATTAAATTCTATAATGCCTGCTGATATTGCAATACAAATATATACAATTATGGCACTTAGTATAATAGGAATATTATTTACAGAGACTTTAACAAAAAATAATTCTGTAAAGGCTGTTGGAACTTGTATAAGTTTTAGTATAGGAGTGCTGTTTAATTCAGTTCTTAAAAACAATGGAAATGATTTTTTTAATAGGTTAGTCACAGCATATGTAATGATATTACCACTTTTATCTATATACCTTATGAGTAAAAAGCAAAACATAAAATTTGAAGAATATGTTATAAAATCCTTTTCCAATTTATGTAAGAATTTTCTAATTTATATAATTTTAAATATAGGAATAGCTATAGTAATGTCTATATTTATAGCACTTATTTTAGATGGAAATCATTTTAAAATATTGATAAAAGTACTAGGAGGAATCTTAGGTTT